CCAAACAAGTCATACACAATGCCATGCGATGAGTCGTGGGTTTTCTGCGTCGGCTTATCCACACCAAGCACACGGATAGTGATCCCCACAGTAGGTAGGATACCCGGTGGGATGACGCCGGAAGTCACATAGGTCACATCTCCTGGCGTGTTCGTCCACGGCTTTGTCTTGTTCTGTGGTTGACCGGTGACGGTCCAATCAACGGGTCCGGCGATGTTCGCCGCTTGGAATGTCATCGTCACGCCAGCTTTCTGGCCCACGAACGGTCGTAAAGGAGCCTGCGTAGAATTCAACTCAAATGTCCCAGCCGATGGTGGCGGCGGAGGTGTTGACGGCGGTGGCGGTAGCGGGGGAGGTGGTGGTGGTGGCGGTGGCGGCGGCGGCGGCGGCGGTAGTGGAGGTGACGGTTCTGAGTTCTTGCGCTCGCCGAAGCTGTACCCTTTATCCGTCAGCGAGCGCATCGCATTGGGAATGATGATGCCATCTATCGTGTCGCCATGCGCGGTGCCGCCAAACACAGTACCGACCTGGTTCGCCGTACTGCTATATCCAAGCGGTTGAGTTTCGCTCAATGCGTAGGTGCCCGGTGGAACTTGACGAAAAAGATAGGACCCATCCGGCGTCGTTTGCAGTGTCAGTTTTAATGGGTCGCCACCGGCAGTTTGGCCATGCAGTTCGAGTGCGGTCGAGCCAACTCCATGCTCATCAGGCAGATCTTGATGTCCATTACCGTTGAGATCGTTGAAAACGTTTCCGCCCACATTGTGTTTGCACCCGGGAAGAGCGAACAGCCCGGGGGCCGCGATTAAGATCGTGACCAAGATGCGTGAACATCCGATAGCTCTCATTGGACCTCCGATTGCAGCGGCGTTCCGCCGAGTGTTGTCATGCAACAACTGAATAACCCAAGAACGATCTGCCCTCACCTCTAGATTATTCTTTGTCATGTGGGGTGGCAAACTCTCGCGAATGAGGGGCACCACCATCACGCGAATGCCGGGACACCGGGCGAGACGGTGTCGCAAGCAGCGACTGGACCCATTCGTTACATATATGTAACGATCTTCCGAAAAACCGTTCCCGAACAGCCAATTCCTGGCGATTTCCTGTCCATATCTATTGATGGCCTTCGACATCCCCTGGCCAGATGGCTTAACGCGCACCGCCCTCATGCGGTGCCCCAAACGTTTGCGCGCGGACGCCATGCAGGATGCCTGGCTCGCCCTAGCGGAGGGACGCAAGCCCGACTCGGCCGTGCGGGCGCTGCTTCGTCATGAGGATCGGCATCGCGCCCAAAAGCCTGACTTTGATCTCTGCCGCGCCAGTTCGGTGCGGCGACGCTTCTGAGGTTGATCGTGCCCGACGACCTGGAACAGACCCTTCGAGATAACGCCGCAGGTCCGAAGCGGGCCAAAGATGACACCGCCGAGATGGAGCAGCACTCGCTGTCCGATCAGATCGCGGCAGACCGGTACCTGGCCAGCAAGGGCGCGACCCGAAAGAAAGGCTTGGGGATCGGCATGAAGAAACTTGTGCCACCGGGAACAGACTAATGTTCGCATTCGTCAAACGCATCTTCGCCTCTCCGGCACCGCGTCACACGCGGTTCATGCATGTGCCGATGCGGGTACGCGGGCGCTACGATGCCGCTGCCACCACCGAAGAGAACCGCCGCCACTGGGCCAACGCCGATACCCTCTCAGTCAATGCTGCCAATAGCCCCGCTATACGCCGCACCCTTCGTTCCCGCGCCCGCTACGAAGTCGCCAACAACTCGTACGCCCGCGGGATCACCCTGACGCTGGCCAACGACTGCGTCGGGACCGGCCCGCGGCTGCAGATGCTCACCGGAGATGATGAGGCCAACCGCATCGTCGAGCAGGAGTTTTCCCGCTGGGCGGATGCGATTCGTCTGCCTGAGAAGCTGCGAACCCTGCGCATGGCCCGCGCCGAATCTGGCGAAATCTTCGCCCTGCTGGTGGCCAACCCGGCTGTGGATTCCCCGGTCAAGCTGGATATTCGGCTGATCGAGGCGGATCAGGTTGCGTCGCCCACTCCATTGCAGGGCAATCGAGCTAGCGCCACGGGGGCTAATACAGATGATGGCATCGTCTTCGACTCCTTCGGCAACCCGCTCCAGTATCACGTGCTCAAGACCCATCCGGGTGATGCGCGCGGGTTACTCGGCGGGGCCAATGCCTCTGAGCCTGTGCCGGCCGCTGCCGTGATCCATTACTTCCGCGTGGACCGGCCGGGCCAGAACCGCGGTATCCCCGAGATCACGCCCGCCCTGCCGTTGTTTGCGCAGCTCCGCCGTTACACCTTGGCGGTGATCGCCGCTGCCGAGACGGCCGCGGATTTCGCGGCGGTGCTGTATACGGACGCCCCGGCCAACGGTGAAGCCGATTCCGTCGAGCCAATGGACCTGGTGGATCTGGAACGCCGGATGGCCACGGTTCTTCCGGGCGGTTGGAAGCTGGGACAGATCACCGCCGAGCAGCCATCCACGACCTATGCGGAGTTCAAGCAGCAGATTCTCAACGAGATTGCGCGCTGCTTGAACATGCCCTTCAACGTCGCTGCCGGTAATTCCTCGGGCTACAACTACGCCTCGGGGCGGCTGGATCACCAGACCTATTACAAATCCATCCGCGTGGACCAGGCGCATATGGCGCGCGTGGTTCTGGATCACATCCTCCGCGCCTGGCTGGATGAAGCGGTGCTGATCGAGGGCCTGCTGCCTCAATCCATGCGCAGTCGCGACGCCGCCCGGGATCATCAGTGGTTCTGGGATGGCCAGGAGCATGTTGATCCCGCCAAAGAGGCCAGCGCCCAAGCCACCCGCCTGCAAAGCAACACCACCACCCTCGCATACGAGTTCGCTCGCCAAGGACGGGACTGGGAATCGGAACTACGGCAGCGCGCCAAGGAAGTGAAGCTGATGAATGAACTGGGGCTGACGATTACGCCGCCGCCCACGACACCGCCTGTACAGGAGCCTGCTGATGAGCAAGACAACCAAACCAGCGACCCCACCGCCCGCGCCGCCTGAGGTGATGCCTCTGGCGCTGACCTGCGCGATGCAGTTCGAAGCCGCCGACGGCGGACCCGATGGAAAACCCGCGGGGCTGCCGCGCTTTCGGATGACCGCCTACACGGGCGGCCCGATGCGCGTCGCCGGCTGGCGCTACCCGGTGATCGTGGATCTTGCCGGGCTGGCGATTCCCTCGCAGAGCCGCCCCATCCGCTTCGGTCACGACGCCGCCAGTGGAGTGGGTCACACGGATGCGATCGGTATCCAGGCGGGACAACTCGTCGCCACGGGCGTCGTGTCGCGCGATACCCCCGCCGCCAAAGAGGTCGTGGTGTCCAGCAAGAACGGTTTTCCGTGGCAGGCGTCGATCGGTGCCGGCGTCGAAGAGTTCGAATTCGTCAAGGAACAACAGAAGGTCCTGGTCAATGGCCGGACTTTCGATGGCCCGGTCAACGTCGTGCGTAAGGCGACGCTGGGCGAGATCAGTTTTGTGGACTTAGGAGCTGATGGAAACACCTCAGCACAAGTGGCGGCCATCGCCACCGATCACAAGGAGATCGACAACATGGACCCCAACCCTTCCACCCCCAACCCTGCCCCGGCCCCCGCCCCCACTGCGACCGTTACGCCGGCACCGACGGCTCTCGCCACGCCCGCTGTGCAAGCCACCGCGGTCGAACCTGCGGTTGAGCAGATCCGCGCCTCGGCGCTGGCCGAAACCACTCGCATCGCAGGCATCCGCAAGGTGTGTGATGGCCGATTCGGCGAAGTCGAAGCCAAGGCCATCGGTGAAGGATGGGACGTGACTAAGACGGAACTGGAGATCCTTCGCGCCAGCCGACCCAAGGCGCCTGCATCTCCGGGGATCATTATCCGCAGCGAAGCCGCAGTCACGGGTACCGTGCTGGAAGCGGCTTGCCTGCTCTCGGCACGGCTCAATGAGGTTGAGAAGCTTTACGATGAGCCGACCCTGGACACCGCCTCCCGCCAGTTCAAAGGCGGGATCGGACTGCAGGAACTGCTGCTCTCGGCTGCCTGGGCGAACGGCTACAACGGCGTGAACTTCCGCGACTCCCGTGCGGTGATGAAGTTCGCCTTCCAACCCAACCTCTGCGGCGGCTTCTCCACCATCGATATCGGCGGCATCCTCTCCAACGTCGCTAACAAGTTCCTGCTCGAAGGCTTCTTCTCCGTCGAGCGCACCTGGCGGAACATTTGCGCGGTCCGCAGCGTGTCGGACTTCAAGACTGTCACCAGCTACCGTCTGGTGGGCAAGGACCAGTATGAACTGGTCAAGCCCGGTGGTGAGCTCAAGCACGGCACGCTGGGCAACGAGAGCTACACCAACAAGGCCGACACGTACGGCCTGATCCTGGGCGTGGATCGCCGGGACGTGATCAACGATGACCTGGGCGCCATCACTACTGCCCCACGCAAGCTCGGACGTGGCTCGGGCTTGAAGATCAACGATGTCTTCTGGACCGAGTTCCTGGCTAATTCCACGTTCTTCGCCACCGCCAACACCAATTACATCGAAGGCGCTGATACCGCCTTCGGCATCGACTCGGTCACCACGGTCGAGCAGATGCTTATGGACCAGGTGGATTCCGATGGCAAACCCATCGGCGTGATGCCGGCGATTCTGCTGGTGCCCACGGCGCTGTCCGCCAAGGCGGCGCAGCTGCAGAAGGCCACCGAGATCCGCGACAACACCTCCAGCGTCAAATATCCGATCGCGAACCCCCACGCCGGCAAGTTCCGGCCTGAGGTCAGCCGCTACCTCTCCAACAAGAGCTACACCGGCTACTCCTCCACCGCGTTTTACCTGCTGGCCGATCCGAACGACCTGCCGGTGATTGAGGTCGCGTTCCTCAACGGGCAGGAGTCGCCCACCATCGAGACGGCGGAAGCCGACTTCAATGTCCTGGGCATCCAGATGCGCGGCTATCACGATTTTGGTTGCACCAAGCAGGATCCGCGCGGCGGGATCAAGAGCAAGGGCAGCACCTGATCGCCTGAAGGATGAACCAATCAATTCCAATAGAAAGCGAGTTCGAACATGCAATCCGTACAAGTTCAAGGACCGGGGAATCAGATCGATTACACGCCGACTGCGGATGTCGCGGCGGGCGAAGTGGTCGTGGTGGGCGAACTCATCGGCGTGGCCGAGCGGCCAATCGCCGCAAACACCGCCGGCACGCTCACGATCGCGGGCGTGCGCGACTTTGCCAAGCCGACCACCGCCGGTAGCGCTTCTGGAATGACCTTTGGCGCCAAGATCTACTGGGATGACACCAACAACGTCGCCACCGTCACCGCCACCGGCAACAAGCAGATCGGCAAGATCGTTAAGACCGCAGCCGACGGCGATGCCACCGTGCGCTGCCTGCTCAGTCAGTAGCCGCACGCGAGAGAGTCCTCAAAGCTGTTTTTCGATTCGGAGTGAATCATGGCCACCAACTTCAAGATTTCCACCGCAGCCCGCAATGCCGCCGGCCAATGTGGCCGATGCGGATGCCGGAACGCTACTGGGGACGCTCACCTTCGGCGCCACCGCCTTTGGCAATGCCGCCAGCGGGACGGCAACCGCCAATGCGATCTCCTCAGATACCACGGCCGACGCTTCGGGTGATGCCGGGCACTTCCGCGCCAAGGATGGCAGCGCCAACACCATCTTTCAGGGCACGGCAGGCAACGCGGCGGACTCACCCGACATGACCTTCGACAACAAGTCGATCGTTGCAGGTGGCACCATTGCCATCAGCAGTCTGACCCTCACCGTCCCGATCCAGTAAGGAGCTCATGCCATGCAGTTCCCACTGGAGCTTGAGGTCCAGGTAATAGCTTCGGCCAGTTCCGGATACACCCCTGAGCTGATCGACAAGCGGCTGGCGCTGCTTGCCGGACGGGCGGACGAGCAGGCGCGCCAAGAGCAGCAGTTCCTACTTGAGTTGAAGCGGAAAAGCGATCGAGCATGAGCTGGAGCGCTACATCCTCCAAGAACCAGGCCTCCAGCAAGACCGCTGGAACCAGCCTGACTCTGCCCATCGCCGGGGCGAATCTCGCCGCTGGCAATGTGATCGTCGTCGCCGTCGCGCTGGATAATACCGGCACGTCTGATGGCGATAGCGCGCTGGTGTCCGCGATGAGCTGCACGAACATTACGTTCAGCAAGCTCGCCGAATATACCAGCGCTCAGGGAGCTGCTGGAGGCGGTGCAACCATCGCTCTGTGGTACGGCATCGCCAGCGGCACCGTCAACACCGGCACGAACATCACGATCACGCATTCCAACGTGACCGCCCGTGGTGCGTGTTATCAGGGATTCACCAAGACCGGCTCGGCTGTCTGGATCGCCGGCACGCCACGGAAGTTCATTGGCACGAACAGTGATCCAGCGTCGCAGACAATCTCCGGCCTGGGCAACCGCGAGCATCTGCTGCTGATGGGAATCGCGCATGAGGCAGCCAATACGCTCACCTGGAGCAGCCTCACCAACTACACGTCCTTCAATAACACCAGCGCGCAGTGCGGCACCTCGGGCAGCACTGGAAACACCAACATGACCGTCCGGGCAGCGTACCGGATCGTCTCAGCGAGCTCGGACACCTTGGACGTGGGAGCATCGGCGGTCTCCGATCATGCCGGGATCTACCTGGCACTGGACGAAGGTGATACCCCTCCGCCTGCCGTGCATAGCAGCTCGCCGGCTCTGGCGTCCAACACCCCCAATGTTCAATCGGCTTGGAATGCCAATGCCAGCGTCAGCACCGCCAGCTTCACTCCCCCTGCGGGCTCCATGCTGGTGGCCGTGGTGATGGCTGATACCGGAGATGACACACCTAGCAGCGCCGCCAATGCTTCGGATATCACGATCACTCTGAGCGATAATCGCAGCCTGGCTTGGACTGCGCAGGTCGAGCGAGATAAAGGGGATGGCGCTTTAGCTCAGTATGGCCATGTCTCGATTCATACCGCCAGCGTCGTTACCAGCCAATCCATGACGGTCACGGCCACCCGCAGCCAGCCCACTGTCTATAGCGGTTCGATCAACCTGCAGGTCTTTGTGGTGAGCGGGCAGATCGCTTCCCCCATTGGTGCGGTCAACAAAGGCAGCGCCACCACCAACGATTCTTCCGCCTCGATTACAACCACCGCGCCCAATTCGCTGCTGCTCATCGGCGCCAGCGACTGGTCGGCCAATGGGCCTTTCACTTCCTCAGATTTGAACGTCTCCAGCGGCACGGTCAGTGGCGCCGTCTCGTTCATGGCCGGCTACAAGAACACCGGAGCTGCCGGCGCCCAGACGATGGATCTGGATGCCGGAGGAAGTGGTGCCACACAACTGAACTGGGTGGCGCTGGAGATTCTCTCCGCTTTGCCAGCGGCGACATATACCGCCACGGCAACCGGCGCGAGTGGACACACTTCTGCTGCGGGTTCGGCGACGTTCGCACTGCCGGCACGAACCGCTACATCGGCGTTGAATGCCGGCGCTGTCGCCTCCAGCGCGGCAGGTGTGTTCTTGATTCCCAGCCGCAGCGCCACCGCTTCGTCAAACACCGGCGGCGTCACAGTTGTCGCCGGTGCAGCGTTTTGGGCGCCGGGTCGGACCGCCGAGGCCGCTGCGACACTTGGCGGCTGCCATTTCACGTCGGCAGCCCGCTCCCGCGCCCGCGTGGGATTCACTCGGATCGGTTCGGCGCTGGCCAGCGGAACTGGCGGCACTTCGCTCGCGTATAGCCCACGAAGCGATAGCTATCTGATCGTGCTGGTCGCCACGCGGCCAAGCATTTATCCCGGTGACGCGCCGGCGGTGGAGTTTGGGGTGGCCAATGGCACAGAGCTGACTCTGCTGCAGGAAACAGGCAGCGCGGGGGCGCTCACCAGCGTGTACGGCGGTGCTGCGATTGGGGATGAGACATTCACGGTGGCGATGGATCCTACTGACGCCAATGCCACGATCCTCGTGCTGGAGTATGCCTATAACCAGCAGGCCAACCTGATTACGGCTCTCTCGACCTTCGCCACAGGAGATAACCCCAATCTCAGCCAATACACCGCGCCCGTCACCCCTGATGCCGATGCGGAGCTGGCCCTGGCGATTGTGATGTATCCCGACCCGAGCATCACGTCGGTCACCGCGGGAGAAGGCTGGAGCAACTTCCTGGAGATCGCACCCGGTCCGGGCTTTTGCCGAGCGGGAATCGAAGAGATTCCTCAGGCCTTGGCCTCGCAAAGCTATACCGCGGCCTTTAACACGAGTGGCGCTGCCGGCCATGCGTGGAACGGCATGTGGCTGCTGCTCTCAAGCCCGGCACCCACGGAGACCTACACATCGTCAGCAGACATGACCGCCGGTCCCGCAGCATTCGTCGCGGCGGCGACGCATAAGCCGAGATTCACCGGCTCACTCGCGAAGGTGATCGGTCCTGCGATGGCGATCGCCAGTGGCGCGACGACGAAGCCGGTCTTTGCCGGTTCCGCTGCGGCGATTGTCGGCCATGTCGCGCTCACTGCGTCGGGCGTCACCACCAAACCCTTGTTCACCGGGTCGCTCCAAGGGGCTGTCGGCGCGACCAGAATCACCAGCGATGCGGCGTTCAACGTTCCGATTTACACGGCATCTGCCGCGCGCACGACCGGGCACGTGGGGTTCAGTGGCGCTGCCGCCTCGACTGTTCCGGTCTTCACCGCGTCGATCGCACACACGATCCTTGGCGCCGCGGTCGCTGGCGTCGGCGTCTTCGCGGCGCAAGTATTCTCGGCGTCCATCGGCAACAACACAGGCGCCGTTCGCGCCACGGCAATGGCGGCATTCACACCGCCACTGTTCACCGCAGCGAGCGGTGTCACGCTCGCCGGCGCACGCAGCACAGCTGGCGCCACTTTCGACTCCGGCATCTTCTGCGCCGAAGCCTCGCTCACGTTCAGCGCCGCGCTCTGCGCCGGTAATGCCAAGTTCTCTCCGCCGCTCTTCCTCGCCTCCTTGGCTGGCGAACTCGACGGCGTGGAGTTTGTCGCCACCGGCCGCTTCACCGCCGGCACAGGATTCAATCCCGCCTGGGTCACGAGCTCGAAAGTGCTGGTGAGCCATGCGTAGAAACTCACCCGATGAAGTCATCTCCTGTCACCTGGTCAGCCGCACCAGCGGTGAAGACGTCACCAGCGGCAGCGTGAATGTGTTCATCACTATTGATGGCGGCGCTCAGTTCCTGGGAACCGGCACCATCGAGCACGAAGGCAACGGGGATTGGACGTACCACCCGCTGCAGACCGAGACCAACGGCAATTACCTGTCGTTCACCTTCGTCCACGCGCAGGCGATCAACCAGACGATCGGCGTCTACACCGCCAGCGCGACTTCGCGGACGCCATGCAGCCCCAATAAGCTTCTCGCCCGCTCAGGCGAATGGCTGGGGCAACTGCGCCGCAAGTACCTGGCACAATCCGTCACGTACATTCGCGATGCCGCGCCCGATGCAATCTCGCTGGAACTGCTGGCAACCGTCGGCCAGACGATGTTTCAGCTGGATGATGGCGCCGGCGCCCTGATCGTCACCCAAAGCCGGGATTATCTCATTGATGCCGCGGACCTGGCGATTGCGGATGAGCGGATCATTCCCATGAAGGGAGACCGCATCATCGAATCGGTCGGTGGCGCCACTTACCCCTATGAGGTCATGGGACCAGAGGATGAGCCGGTCTGGCGCTGGGCGGATGTGTATCACCGGACTCTGCGGATTCATACCAAGGCGGTGGAATGAACAGCTCACTGATCATCCAGGTCGCCGATGCCGTCGTCGCGGAGCTGAATGCTTCGCCGCTGGCAACTGACCCCGGCTTCAAGGCAGCGCGGCATTACCGACCGGTCTTTGAGATGGCGGAGCTTAAGACCCTGCGGGTCAGCGTCGTTCCCCGTGGAATCATGATCGAGCCACTGGATCGTTCGCAGAACGCGCACGAGATCGCCATTGACGTGGCGGTCCAGCAGCGCGTGCAGGCCGGCGACAGCGAGGCGATGGATGGGCTGATGAATCTGGTTCAAAGCATCGCGGAAACGCTGCGATTGCGGCGTCTGGGCGTCATGCAAGAGGCGTTGTGGGTCAAGACTGAGAACGTGCCAATCTACTCGCCGGATCATCTGGAGACCAAGGGCGCCTTTACCAGTGTCTTAACCGTCACGTTCAGGGTGGTGCAATGATCGCAACCAAGGTCAAAACCAAGCTGGATGCGAGCAAGGTCGTGAAAGCGGCCCGCAAGGGCAGCATCGTTAGCCTGGGCCATGCTGGGGCTGCAATCCGGCTCACCGCCCGGCGCTCGATCCGCAAGAGCGCCAAACCTTCGCCTGCAGGCACGCCCCCGCACACGCGCAAGGGGCGCATTCGCAACGCCATCAAGTATGCGGTCATCGCCGCGGCGCAGGCCGTCGTCATCGGGCCGGATGTGGAAGTCGCCGGCACCAGCGGCAAGGCGCACGAGTTCGGCGGGCGGTACAAGCGCGAGACGTATGACCGCCGCGCCTTCATGGGGCCGGCGCTGGAGAAGACCAGAGACCGGTTGCCACCGCTGTGGGCCGGCTCGATCAAGTAAGGAGTATTACCATGGGTGTCAAATTCGGAATGGATGCAAAGCTGTACTTTTGTGCCGCGGGGATCGGCGCCACGCCGACCTGGACGCTGCTGAGCAATGTCAAGAACGTGACGCTGAACCTGACCAAAGGCGAGGCGGATGTCACCACCCGCGCCAACAGCGGGTGGAAGGCGACCGCCGGCACGCTCAAGGAAGGCTCGATTGAGTTCGAGATGGTGTGGGACACTACCGATGCCGGATTCACTGCGATCCAGCAGGCGTATTTCAACAACACGAGCATCGGCATCGCCGCGATGGATGGCCCGATCGCCACTGCCGGCAGCCAGGGGCTGTGGGCCGACTGCATGATCACGGATTTTTCCCGCGACGAGCCACTGGAGGAGGCGATCACCGTGAAGGTCACGGCCAAGCCGACCTATTCGGCCAATCCGCCGATCTGGAAGACGGTCAGTGGGAGTTGAGTGATCGCGCCCTCGGACAACGGAGAACAGACTGATGCGAACCTTCAACGACAACGCCGCTCGATCCTGGACCGTGCAGATCAACGTTGATGCGATCAAGCGCGTGCGGGATCTGGTCAAGGTCAACCTGCTTGAGGTGGTCGAGGGCAAGCTGATCGAACAGCTCGTCTCTGATCCGATCCTGCTATGCGATGTGATCTACGCGGTCTGCAAGCCAGAGGCGGATGCGAAGAGTATTACGGATGTCGACTTCGGCAAGGCGATGGCCGGGGACGCGATCGATGCAGCGACGTCTGCGCTGCTGGAGGACCTGGTTGATTTTTTCCCGCAGGCCAGGAGAAAGGTCCTGGCCAAGGCGTTGGGAAAACTGAGGCAGTTGGAGCAGGTGATCGTGAATCGCGCCCAGGCCCATCTGGACAGCCCGGAACTGGAAGCCGAACTAATGCGGCAGCTGAAAGAACTGGAAACGCCGCTGAAGCCGAGCGGCTCATTTGGCACTGCGCCGGAATCGTCGGCCTCGACCCCGCCCCATTGAGCTTACGGGAGCTGCTTCTCATGGCGCAGGCGCGGATCGATCAGCAGTGGAATCACACGGCGTCCCTGCTGGCAATGCTGGCCAACGTGAATCGCGATCCGCGCAAAGGGCGAGCGGCAAGGCCATCGGATTTTCACCCGGCGGCGCTAAAGGCGGCAGCCAGTGCGGAGCCTTTAAAGGCGGATCTGAAAGTGCTCAAGAGCGTTTTTGTGGATGGCAGAACATGAACGAAGCCCAATTTATCGTGGCGATCCAGCTCCTGATCCTGCTGGGTCTGACGGTGCTGCTGTTTCTCGTCGGACCGGCATCGTACTTGAGGTAGCCCTATGGCCTCTGCACAAGGCATCAAAGCCGGCAGCGCGTATGTCGAACTGTTGGTGAAAGACAACAAGCTCGCCAGCGGCCTGGCCTCCGCCGGAAAGCGCCTCCAAGCCTTCGGCACTGCCATCACGTCCATTGGGAAGAAGCTGATCATGCTGGGCACGGTCGTCACCGCCCCACTCACGGCGCTGGCCAAATCATTTGCGCATGGCGGCGCAGCACTGTTCGACATGAGCAAGCGCACCGGGCTTTCCGCTGAGGCCCT